GGGTTACGTAACTGGTGCCCAGAAGGTTGAAGAAGTGATCGTTGCTTTGCAGCGTGAAACCACGCCGCAGACGATCTACAAACTCCAGAAGTTGGACCGTGATTACATCATCGACATTACTGAGTTTGATGTCGTGGTTTGGTTGAAAGGCGAGATGCGTATGATGCTACAGGAAGAAGTAGCTCGTGCTATTTTGATCAGTGATGGTCGTGCGCCTGGTGCGGACAAGATCGTTGAGACGAACGTTCGTCCTATTTACAATGACGATCCGGTTTATACGATTAATCGGCTTTATGATCTGGTTGGCGCGGCGGCCACCTTCACCACCTTCACCGCCGCGGAATTTATCGCTCTCGTTGATTACATTGCCGAGAGCTTTGATGACTACCGTGGTGCTGGAAGTCCGGTCTTCTTCATGCAGCAAACCCTTCTGACCAAGTTGTTAACCATTCGAGATCTAGACAATCATCGTATACACGTCAACACGGCCGACCTGGCTGGTCAGTTGGGTGTGGCCGCCATTGTGGCGGTTCCGGTCATGAATGGTATGCTACGCCAAGACATTGTCGATCCTCCGGGAGTTCCGGCGGGAACTTACGACATCGAGACCCTCGGTGTTATTCTCAATCTGCGCGACTACTCGGTCGGTCAAGATCGTGGCGGAGAAGTTAGTTTCTTCGACCAGTTCGATATTGATTACAACAAGTATACTTATCTGTTCGAGACTCGTCTGTCCGGTGCGTTGACCAACCCCAAATCGGCCATCGCCATTGAGAACGTTGTACTAAAGAGCGCCTAATGACTAAATTCAGGGGTAATATTGGTATAAACCGCGGTCCCGAGGAAACTGACCCCGGCGTGTTTGTTCAGACTATCGACGAAGTTGAGGTCACCGGAGAAATACGCGGGTTAGGTGCGAGATGGCAAAATGCAGAAATGCGAGATTCCTTGCGCGCCAGACACCTCTTGAGTATAATTACCCCCGAAGACTCAATTGTTAACTTTACTGAGGTTGTTTATATTTGGTGGCAAGGCCGGCAATGGTCTGTTGTGTCTATTGAGTATAAACGACCTCGTATTGAGCTTACTTTTGGGGGGTTATACAATGGATGATGAGCAGATTAGGTTATATTTGCAATCTCAATTAGAAACTGCGTTTCCGGAGTTGACCGTGTATTACAGGCCGCCCGGGAACCTTCTTTTAGATCGTCCGTGTGTAATCTACGAACCCAAATCGCTAGAACCAAGCTTTTCTGGTAACCTTACGTATGTTGTTGGAACTCGATTTCAAATTACGCTTCTCAGTGATCTGCCTGGATATGCGGACAAGAGGAACGTGTTTAACTTACCTAATGTTACTGTGTATAGCAACAATTCTTACGTTAGTTCAGATATTGTCCACGACATATTCACCGTTTTGGTGAACACTATTACATAGGAGAAAATTATGACTGCATTANTTTGGAACGTTTCTGCAGCTAAGTTCTTTGAATCAGGCTTAGACAGAGGCGTTATGTACCCACAAGTAGCGGGTGCATATCCACTTGGTTACGCTTGGGAAGGTCTTATGAGCGTTACCGAGAAACCCGGCGGGGCCGAGATCACTGATCTGTGGGCCAACAACGCCAAATATTCTCAGCTGCAAGCTATCGAGATTTTCGATGGCGCGATTGAGGCGTATACTTTCCCGTACGAATTCCTTGCGGCCGAGGGCATCATAGCTGATGTTACCGGCTCAAGTGAGGGCTGGCTTCATCAGCAACCTCGTGCCAGCTTTGGTCTGTCTTATCGCACTTACTTGGGTGATGACGCCAACGGCCAACAGAACGAGCAGAAAATCCATTGTATTTATGGGTGCTTGTTGACACCGTCCGAGATTGCCAGGACAACCATCAACGATTCTCCGGAAGCGTCAACGTTCTCTTGGGAATTCAAGACAACCCCAGTTTCGGCCACAGGCTACAGCGCGGTCTCAAAGCTGACCTTCGATACTTCTAGAATGACTGCTGGTGATCTCACACTCATCACAGAGCAGTTGTGGGGCAACGGCGGCGGCGACCCAGCACTCTTGTTGCCCGATGCCATGTTAGCTTTACTTACTGGTGCGTAATATCCGGGAAATTCCCCGGGTAAAAAAATCTAGGAAAAAAGGAGATTTGAAACATGCTTAAGAAAAAGGTTACTTATACAGACTTTGATGGATTGGAACGGTCAGAACAACTTTATTTCAACTTGAGTGAGCCCGAAATTGTCCGTCTCGACGTTACCTACAAAGGGGGTCTCGAGAAATTTATCAATCAGCTCGACCCCGAAGAACGACCAGATGAGGTTTTGGACCTGTTCGAGACGGTAATTCGAACATCCTACGGAGAGAAAAGTGAGGACGGCCGTTTCTTCGTCAAAGATCCGGAAGCTGTTGCTATGTTTATGCAATCGGCTGCCTATAGTGCGTTATTCATGGAGTTAATTCAAGACGCAGATAGCGCAGCGACTTTCGTTAACGGCCTTGTACCACAAAGGCCTTCTTCGAAGAAAAACATGTAATGATATTTGGAGGTGGGGGAATGCTCACAATTGAGATAACGGAATTAGAGTTCTACGATTCCGAAAAAGAAATGTTTTTTAACACGAAACCTTTAACGGTTCGAATGGAACATTCCCTCATATCCATCTCCAAATGGGAAGCTATTTGGGAAAAGGCATATTTACCTACACCAGGAGTGGTTCCGGGTTTATCCGGTGTGGATGAGGAACGATCTTATGTCAAGTGTATGATTATAGGAGAGGTTCCGGAACATATTCCCGCCGTCATACTTCAAAACCACGGCAAAGCACTAAGAAATTATATTGAGAAAAAACATACTGCTACGACGATTCATAGACGGGGCCCGCGGCGGTTAAATAGGACTGTCGTAACTTCTGAACTTATATATTATTGGATGGCTAAATTCTCAATACCTTTTGAGTGTGACAAATGGCATTTTAATCGTCTTCTAATGCTTATTGATGTTTGCAACATTAAGGAAGCCTCAAAAGGCAAGGGCGGAAAACTTTCTTCTAGAGAAGCCGCTCAATATATGATGGATCTTAACAGAGCGAGAAAAGGCGGATGATAAGATTTGGTAGAGTACCTAAATTTCTAAAAACCCAACGATACTTACAAAAATTAGAGCGTTATGACGCAAGATCCCTCCTTCACGCAATGGGGCAACTAGGTGTGGATCATTTAAGGCAAACCACGCCCAAGGACAGTAGCGAAACGGCTAATGCTTGGGCCTATAAAATAAAAGGTAATAAACAACAGTATAAGCTTGTCTGGACGAACAGTGTCATGGCCGGACGAGCTCCGTTAGTTCTTTTATTGCAGTACGGGCACGCCACGAAGTCTGGATATTTTCTTAGTGGTAGGGATTTCATTAATCCTGCTCTTCTGCCCGTATACGAAACTTTCCTGGAAAGACTAGGACAGGAGGTAACATCATGAGCTCCAGTAGAATCGAACGAGAAATCGTTCAGCTTGTCTTTGATGCCAAGGACTTTGCAAAAGGAATTCGTAACTCAATAAATGATTTGTCTGATCTTAAAAAGTCCGTGGATATGACTGGGGCCGTCGAATCGTTTGGCGATTTAGAGAAAGCGTCTGACGTAGACATGAGTCCTTTGGGACGGAGCCTTGACCGTGTTAGTTTTAAGATGCAAGCGCTAGCGGTTACTGCTGGTATCATGTTAGCCGATATAGTCAAAGGCGTTGTTGGTGCGGCAAAGAGCATGGCTGACGCCTTGGTGTTGACACCAATCAAGACCGGTTTAGAAGAGTACGAGACGCAGATAAATGCGGTTCAGGTAATCTTGGCTAACACCGCGAAAGCCGGAACGACATTAGAAGATGTAACAGAAGCTCTTGACGAGCTGAATCAGTATGCAGATTTAACCATTTACAATTTTACCGAAATGACCAGAAATATTGGTACCTTTACCGCTGCTGGCGTAGACCTAGACACAAGTGTGTCAGCGATTAAAGGTATTGCGAACTTAGGTGCGGTTTCTGGCGCGTCGGCTGTCCAAGCGGCCACAGGGATGTATCAACTAAGTCAGGCCATCTCTAGTGGAACAGTCAAACTAATGGACTGGAACAGCGTTGAGGCCGCTAGTATGGGCGGACAGATCTTCAAAGATTCATTGATGGAAACGGCTAGAGCTCATGGTATTGCTATAGATAGAATAATGGAGCAAGAAGGGGGTTTCCGTGGTTCTCTCCAAAAGGGCTGGTTAACCTCAGAGATTCTATTGGAGACTCTGTCTAAGTTTACTGGTGATCTTACTAGAGAACAGCTAGTACAGATGGGATACGCCGAGGAACAGATTGTTGGCATCCTAGAGCTGGGCGAAATGGCTAACGATGCCGCGACAAAGATCAAGACGCTTACTGCTCTTAAAGATACTCTAAACGAGGCGCTTCAGAGTGGATGGGCTGTGTCATGGCGGCTAATCATAGGTGACTTCGAAGAGGCCAAAGAATTATGGGGCGACGTCGCCGTGTTCTTCACAGACATTATAGAGGGTCAAGCTGAAACCAGAAACGCAATGCTACAGACTTGGAAGGACGTTGGTGGACGAGAGATCGCTATAGAAGGACTCTTTAATCTCTTCGCTGCTGCTAAGAATGTCATGGGAGCCTTTGGCGAAGCGTTTGGAGACGTCTTCGATGGTATTGGTTGGAGAGATCTGTTTAGGCTAACTCTGTGGTTTAGGGATTTCACTGAAAAGCTCAAAATGGGATCGATTCGTTTAAAGAATGTTAAAAGTATCGTCAGAGGCGTGGCTTCAATTTTCAAAATAATGGGTTTAGTGCTACGCGCGGTATTAGCGCCGCTTAAGGTTCTTCTTCCTTCTTTTACGGAGGGAGGCAAGGGCCTGTTAGAGATGATAGGAAACGTTGGAGATGCCGTTTTTTGGTTCTCCAAGTTCGCCGAAGAGACAGATTTCTTCGGAGACGTTGTTCGCAANACCATAGCACACGTAAAAGAGTTCGCTATATGGATTAACTCACTACTTATCGAGTTTGGTAACCTAAAACGGGTCAAAGAAGCAATTGCGTGGTTCAAAGAGATGGTGCTTCCTCTACTTACCGTAGAAAATCTCATGTATAACCTACGATTGGCCCTTATGGCGGTAGTAGCGCCCTTTTATCTCCTTGCAATTGCAGCACAAGAGCTCTACGCAGAAATAATGGCCCTAGAAGAAGTACAAGAGATCCTTGAGTGGATCAACAGTCGTTCTTGGACGGCGACTGTCGCGTACTTTCGAGAAATGGCCGATTCGGTTGAAGAGTTCTTCGATGAATTTAAGAATCATGAATTAGTTGGAAAGTTTCTGGAATACTTCAAGACTTTTGATGGTAGAAGGGTTACGCAGTTCTTTGAGGACGGAAAAGACAACTTTAGTTGGACCGAAACAGTACTAGACAAAATTAAAGAGATACTTGAGAAGTATGCCCCGACTTTTGAGGAAATTAAAGAGTCAGTAATGGGTGTTTTAAGCAGTATCGGCGAAGGATTAGGCAAGGTATTAGACTATCTTATAAGTGATGCTAACAATCTTGACTATAAAGCTTTGTTTGATATCATTAATGCTGGTTTGTTATCTGGTTTAATCTTGTCAATACGTAGTGTATTCACAGGTGGGTGGTTCTCCGACTCCGATATTGGCGAAGGCTTAGCTGATGTGGTAGAAGGTCTGGGAGACACCCTAGGTACTTTTCAGAACAACATACGCGCGGACACGCTTCAAAAGATTGCTATATCTATAGCTTTATTGGCCGGATCCATAACGCTGCTTGCGTTAATCCCCCAAGAGAAGCTGTTAAGCTCGAGTGGCGCGATAGTTGTAATGGTGGGTGCTTTGTTCGGTAGTGCGGGTGCTTTAAGGACGATAAAACCGCAAGATGCTATAAAAGCTGCGACCGCTATAATCGGTTTGAGTGTAGCTATCGCTATATTCGCACTTGCTTTAAAAACCGTGTCTGATCTAGATCCAGACGAGGCGGCAACAGGTCTGGGCGCCATGGTGCTCGGACTTTCTGCTATGGTTCTTGCTATGAAGGGTCTAAGCAAGAGTATCGGCCCTGATGTTTTAAAATCGCTCGGCACACTTATGGCTTTAGCACTAACTCTTAGCATATTAGTTGGTGTTATACGTAGATTTGGAGAGATGGATCCTGCGACTCTCGCCCAAGGCATGGGTGCTATAGGCGTGGCCCTATACGGGCTCACGTTCGCTTTAGTGGCGCTGGGAGAAGGTAGTGGTGGTAGCAAACTAAAGGCTAGCTTAGCCTTAACTGCTGTGGCCATTGCGTTGAAGAAACTGATCCCAGTCATAGAGGCTTTCGGTGAGATGGATCAGAATCAGCTCATACAAGGTCTCGCGGTTGTTGGTGTTATTCTTTATGGTCTTACGCTCTTCTCTCAAGGATTACAAACAGATAAACTCCTTGAGGCTAGTGCTGGAATACTTATAATAACGGCCGCCTTGTTCGTCTTATCTGAAGTAATTAAACGTTTTGGTGGGATGGATCCTTGGGAGTTGGTTCAAGGAATGATTGCTATAGGCGTGGCGTTGGCTATACTTGTTGTTGCTGCAAACACTATGCAGGGCACTGTCGCTGGAGCGTATGCTATTCTAATTATGAGCGTAGCTTTACTAGCTATTGCTTTTGCTATTAAGATATTGTCTGGTATTCGTTGGCAATCCTTGCTGAAGGCGCTTGGTGCGATAGCTCTCGTGTTCGTTGTTCTGGGTGTAGCCGGATATCTAATGGCACCGATTGTGCCTATCTTGATGTTACTAGGTTTTGCTATGTTGTTGATAGGTGCGGGCGCGGCTCTTATGGGTCTTGGCTTGTTCTTAGCAGCAGCTGGGTTAGTTGCTATTGCTGGAAGCGCGACTCTTATAGCTAAGGCTATTCGCATAGTTGGCGCCGCTGTCATAGATATACTTCCTGACATGGCGACTGCTTTCGCTGAGGCGATAGGCAACTTCATAGTGACTTTAGCCGAAAGAGCGCCAGAGATCGCGACAGCTTTCAAGGATATCATCCTAGCGATGATAACCGCCGTAACCGAGTTAATACCAGATATAGTCGCCGCTGTATTGGCGATGATTGTCGCACTACTGGAAGCTATTGCTGAGGCTCTGCCGGACCTAATTCAGGCCGGCTATGATATTCTCCTTGCTTTCATAGAAGGCATAGCAGATAACATAGCTGATGTGGTGGCTGCTGGTCTGAACGTCTTAACTGAGTTCATGGCCGGTATTGAGGAGGGTATACCTGCTCTGGTTGATCAGGCGTTCAGCTTAATACTCACTTTCCTTGAAGCTATAGCCGAGGCTGTCGAAGAGTACATGCCTCAGATAGTAGAAGCTGGTTTACGAATAGGTGAAGGAGTTGTAGAAGGTGTCGTAGAAGCTATAAAAGGCGGCCTTGGAATCGTTTGGGATGCTATTAAAGCGCTTGTTAGTGGCGCTTTGGGCAGATTAACTGGATCGGATGGTTTTGATGAGAGATCTCCGTCAAAGAAGACCTATAAGATTGGACAGAACTTTGTTCTGGGTTTTATTAATGCCGTTATAGACGGCGTGCGTCAGACAAGAACTGTTATGTCGGATTTTGCTGAGGCAGCTAAAGACGGTATTCAACCAATAATAGACGCCATTGATGAAGGAATTGAGTTCAACCCCGTGATACGTCCTGTACTAAATCTGGACGATATTACTGCTGGAGTTGGAACACTTAATACTACTTTCGACAATGCTCGTGTGCTAGCCGACCTGTCATATTCTGGACAAGTTGGTGTAGCTGATACTGAAGAAACTGACGAAGACCGCGGTGTAACCTTTATACAACATAACTATTCGCCAAAGGCTCTTGATAGATCTGCCATATATCGGCAAACCAAGACGCAAGTGGCGAAACTATCAGCGAGGGAGTTAGCCTAATGATAAACACGATATACATCACAAATCCAAGTGACGACACCCTCACGTTAAGTATGAGAGACTCTGGTGAAAACGAGGGTCTCATCATATTTAACATGGAAGGACTTGGGCCCCCTAAGGCAACCATTAGTGGTGTGGGGAGCCCAAATGTCGATGGAATTCGAGTTAGTTTTGTAAAGACAGACGCGAGACATATACTCATGACGTTAGTGATACCTGTCAGTGCCTCAGAAGAAACAGCAAAACAAAAAATCTATGACTATTTTCCAATAAAAGGAGAAATTACTTTTAGGGTACAGAGCGATACAAAAAATGTTAATATACCAGCCATCGTTGAATCTGTCGAAATGAATCAGTTCGCTAAGGTAGAGAACGCGGTTATTTCGCTTTATTGTCCCGATCCATATTTCTTGAGTGTGGGTGAACAAACGCCATTCATTTCTTCTGGTGGTACCCTGATAACATATAACGGAGAACTTTCAACTGGTGTTGATATTATTGTGTCATTTACTGGGGATGCTACTGGTGATTTATACATAACTAACACTGCTGGAAATCAGGAACTTGTTATTGGGTGGGCCAGTATTACTTATTGGGTTCCGGGAGTCCCATTAAGAGATGGTGACCAATTAGTAATAAACACTCGTTTCGGCGAAAGAAGTGCAATTTTCACTCGTGATTCAACAGACTATAACCTGTTGAATGTTATCGCTCTGGATGCTGATTGGATACAACTTCTTCTTGGAGCAAACACTATAGCTTGGTCTATGGCTGTTGGGGAAGCCAACGTATCAGTACAAGTTAAATACCGATCATTATTCGAGGGGGTATAATATGACAAACCCAGGTTTGACAGATTTAGTGGCTTTTTGGTCTATGGATGAAATCAGCGGAACTCGTTATGATAAAACAGGTTTGGCGGGAGATCTGACTGACCTCAATACGGTTGGATCTACGAAGGTGGGCGTAAGACGTAGCGCAGCCAATTTTATTGCTGCATTCAACGAAGCGCTAAGGTTAATGAATAACAGTTATATAAACATGGGGGGTAATATTTCTTTTACTATTGGAATGTGGATACAACCACACGCTATGCCGACAACCAGTCAACCGCTTGCCAAATGGACGGATGGCTCTGGCGACAGAGAATATCAGATTTTTTTAAATGGAAGTAATGAGGCGATGTTCATCGTTAATGATGGTTCGACTAATTATTCCGTACCCGCAACCACTTTCGGCGCGATGACCAATGGAATATGGTATTTTGTATGCGCCTATTTTAATGCAAGCGCCAATCTAATTGGTGTTGGTGTCAATGATGTTTGGGACACGGCGGCTGGGCCGAGTGCCGGTGTTGCTAATAAAGGGAACCCCTTATATTTTGCTAGAAGTTCGTCGGATATCATGTACTTTGATGGCAGAATAGACGAAACGTTTATATATAAAGATCGTTTATTAACCGCGGATCAACGTACTTGGATGTATAATTCTGGGTATGGTCGTACGTATGAAGATGTCGCTGAACTACAGCCCCCATATATTGTAATCGATTCCGACTACACAATAGGCGACTTGCCAGTACACGTATTCGGAACCGATCTTAAACGTATAGGTATGATAGAAAACTATTATTCTTTGAGCTGGGCAGAGCGGTATAATGAAGTTGGTGATTTCGAATTGGAATTGCCAATAGAGTGGGAGTTGAGGTCAGAGATTGACTTTGGAAATTTTCTATATATCAAAAGTTCTGACAAATTTATGATTATAGAAGACCAAAAAGTATCGATTGCTGAAGATAAAACCAGTCTATTAATAACTGGTAAATCAATCGAAGGTTTACTAAAATTACGGGGTTTAGACGAGCCGATTAATGTTGATAATCGGGCAGAGATAACTATATATGATTTAATATTGGATAACATAAAGGCCCCAACGGATCCTAATAGAGAGCTTACTCTATTTGCCGACGGTTTGACGTTTCCAGCAATGTTAACAGAGCCGGTGTTTAAAGAACAATTTAAGACACAAACAATTTATGATATCGTTAGCACTATCGCTAAAGGTTCTAGTTTGGGTTTTAAAATTGTATGTTCTGATCTTGATGCCTCTTCCCCGGCATTTACATTTTATGTATACGAGGGCATAGATCGTTCTTACGATAACCCGGATGATAATACATTTATTGTGTTCTCAGAGAAATTTCAAAATATCCTAAACGCCTCGTTCTACTCATCAGAAGAAGGAAAAGTAACAGTCGTTCTTGTTCTCACAGACGACGTCGTTCACGATAAAGTCTACGTGTGGGAAGAGGGCGCCGCAGAGCCAACCGATATGGATAGAATCGAAAAAACCCTAGAAACAACCATAGATAGAGATGCCGTAAGTCCGTCTTTAACTGATGCGGAGGTGTTAGCGATCATCCAGACAAGGGGCAGAGAATTAATAAAAGAAAGCGGCCCGATCGGTATTTTGGACGGGGACTTTGACGTTTATTTCGACTACTCTAAATACGGTGTGGACTTTTTCATGGGGGACATAGTTCAATGCAACATACAAGGAGCAGATGTCAGTGCTCGGGTGATTGAACTTGTCCGTTCATATTCTATGGACGGCGAAAAAACATATCTCGGCCTAGACTTTATTATGTCATAAGGCACGAGTTTCACAGGGGGTATAGTAGATACTGTTTTAGTTAGTTTAACAAAAGGAGATTAAACTATGGAAAGTAAATCTGAATATCATCGTGTTTTAGCGACGCTGGCTGATACAGAGCCCGGCTCGAAAGAATACGACCAACTGTTGAGGGAAGCCACTGAGCTCCTTCATATTCGTAAAACCTACGTGGAGGCATATCCTCCCCCAGGCGCTACGGGTCTGAAGGCGCTATTGGAGAATTCGGCAGTGGTCGGTTTCTGCCGAGACGTGGTAATCACCAGTCTCGTGCTAAAGCATGAGAGAATTCACGTAATTACTTCACGAGTATTCTCTTTCGTGAAGACTAACAAAGCGAAGTAACTAAAAGGTATAAGCATCTTACACAGGTGCTTATATTTTTTCCACGGATTCTACAGCTGCTATAGTAGATACCGAATTATTTTAAAAAGGAGATTGAAATGAAAAACTTAAAATTATTCTGGCAGTTTTTTAATTGTTCCTTCTACGAAACGTTCTACAAAGAGCTCGACCCCGCCCTGGCTCGTCGTCATGCGTTAGCCGCTTCCTGTCTTGAAGACCATCTGGTCGACAGGCTGGAGGATGGCAAACATGAGCGAATCTGGGTAGCCGTGCTCTACCTCACGTTGATCGTAGCAGTAACATATTTAGCTACCAAAGAAATATCCAAAGTCGCTCTTTTCGAGCTTCTCGATTATTCGTTAACCTAAACATAAGCCCCTACACGGGGCTTTATATTTTGTCCGCGGGTTTTGCAGGTCCTATAGTAGAAACCACATAAGAGATGGGGCCTAGACACGAACGCGTGGTGAAAAACCACCAGCCCGGTGCGTACAGAAAAATACGCAAATCATACCTTTCGTTGGGGTAGTCTTCCCGTAAAACGGAGACAGAGCAATCTTGAACCTTAACATCCTCTTATATTTTTTTGCCACGGACTCTGCAGGTGCTATAATAGACAACCAATATTATCTTAAAAGGAGTCAGAAATGGACCTCTTCGAACTACTATGCCTCAGCGGCATTTGCCTCATCCTCTTTTTCGGAGGACTGGCATGTCTAGCCAAAGTACTAATCGAAGCAGTCAGAGACTGCATAAAGGCAATATTCAGTTAGTCTTAATAATCCCCCCTTATACACACGGGGGTTTATTATATCAGATCCGCGGATTCTGCAGGTGCTATAGTAGATACCGAATTATTTTAAAAAGGAGATTGAAATGTTTAAAGAAATGGACGTACTCAACAAAGCCATCATCATCTTGTCAACCGTGGCGTTGTTACTAGGCGTTATTCCGCCTTGGAACATCATTGCCGTTGCCCTGATGTGGGGCAGTTGCTACGTCGTTTATAAGCATAAACGAACCTAATAGAAAATATTCTTCGCCTCTCTAATAACCCCCCCATACACGGGGGTTTATTATTTGAGAACCCACGGATTTTGCACCTCCTATAATAGATACCAACATTATCTTATAAAGGAGATTTACAATGGATATCCGAACTTACTTACTACTCTTGTTAGCATACGGTTATATTAGCTTCTATGTCGCTATGATAGGCATAGGCTGGTACGTTGCTGTCATGTTAATGGTAGAAATTACTAAGAGAGAGATATCCCTTAAGTCCATCTTTTCTAAGGACTAGGGATCTTTAATAGCCCCCCTTATACACACGGGGGTTTATTATTTGAGACCCACGGATTTTTTTGGGGTTTATTATTTCAAAAGGAGATTTGAAAAATGTTAAAGGAAAAGATTAAAACGAAGTTGGAATTTGCGTATGATTGCGCGGGAGCTACCGCAGAACACGTGTGGGAGAACAAGACCGATTATATGCTGGCCTACGCTATTGTGTTATTGTTTCTTATTGATCGGGATATGCACCGGAGAATAGACGACCTGGAGGCGGGGTCCCTACGCGTGGTGATAACGCCCAAAGATTTTGTTAGAGTTGAGTAAGTTTTCGTGTCCCCGTAGTGTAACTCGGCGCACGCTGAATATAACCGAACAGATCCACATAACCAGAATCGGCTGGTGTGACGGACAGTATTCAGAAGAGTTGGTTCAAATCCTTCCGGGGGCTGATTTTATTTCATCCGCTTTCTCGGAGGTGCGTAATGGAAGTTGTACTTTTTCTTGTTGTTTTTATTATCTGTTTGGTCGGTTTTACGCTGGACGGGAACAGTTTTTGGACTAGCCTACTCGCTTCGTGTATGTTCGCTATAGCTGCCCTGTTCACAGCCATCGTATTTATTAGTGTGGTTTTTAGTAAAAGGAGATTAAAGTGACAATTTTAGTATGGAAGAACGATGGTCAACATCCTAAGTATGCCGGAAAAGAGTTTTTGCTCTTCCGGGTGTCTTGGGACGAAGGCTCGGGCGAATGGGTTCGAGATTTGGAAGGTGACTACTGGGGGGTTTCAAATCCGGATGATCATCAAAAAAACATCCGCCTTGCCGAAAGACCAGAACATTACGGCACAACTCAAGAGGATTTTTCAGTAACAGTGAGGAAGGGAACCACTATTATGCAAAAGCTGGACTCAAACATTTCCGTTCCTAAATTGGTACTTGGGCGACCCGAACTAAAAGAGGTCGATTTGAAGAAGGTGTAAACATGATACTCATGTGGGGTTTAGTTATATCAGTGTTTCTTTTAGGAATGCTGGTGGGTGTATTAATTATGGTGTTAGCAGACTAATAAGTTAAGGAGGTCCCGTGTATCATTTAAAGGTGTCTTATAACGCTGGCTGGTCATACTCAGAGAAAAGTCGGGCAGAAGGAGTCAAAGAATTTGAAGAGGAAACTGCCAAACTTGACAAGAAAGGACTTCGCTGGGTAATCGAAGATGATGCGGGAAACATCCGAACCGACTTGGTTTGTAAAGTTTTTAATGAAATATTGGGATTAGACAAGGAGAATTAAGATGGCAGAAGACTTGAAGATAGAATTCGGAGTCAAAGATTTCTACAAACAGCCTGGTGTGAAGGACATTGCCCCCATGCGGGCTCGGGGATTGTTCTGCCAGGCCTTAGCTGCTGAAGCCAACGCGGGTCACACGACCCCCGAGGCGGAAGACTTGCTCGATAAGGCGATCCAGATGATCGGCCTCGCCGAGTTGGCAGCAAACTTATCCGCAGCTAGTCGTTAGTTTTATCATAATGTTGCCTGGAGTCATCATGACCGTGTAAATCGGCACAGGACTCCGAAGAAAGGGTCGGAATAGGCCCCGGCCCTAAATTGATATTATCATTCCCTTAGTTGGGCCTTAGTAGTGTATAAGTGGTGCTGGGGTACCGCCGTATAGCATAGCTATGGTTAGCGTAATGCCCCGGCGCTGCTTATATTTAAATAGGAGATTAAAACGATGAAGAAAGTAGCAGTATTGGTAATTATAATCATGATTTTATGGTTGTTACTATCAATAACAATTGCTCCGGTGAAAGGGGCAATAACAAATCCGGTACCGACTCCCCCGCCCACAGATTGTTTAGATACGTTTTATAAAAAAATGCCAATCGGCACCCAGGATCTCAACCTTAAAATTGATACCTATGTCCTGGGTAAATCCTTCGATTGGCTGATAAAGGAACTTGCGGGGCATAAGACGCCGGATGAAATATGGGTATCCTGTGCGTGTTTGGTGGAAATGGGGAGAGCGTTATACCGGAATTGTTGAATCTGTTGATTCTGAGACCTTTCAGATGAATGACCATGATTATCTTTTCTCACACATCACAGGCGTTGCGCCTGTTATCGACGATATTCCCGATGTGGAAATAGCAGAGATTGACAGGGATGA